TGGGCCAGGTGGGCCAACTGGGCCAGCGATGTTGCCTACTTGCTCCCAACTCACGGCTTTGTTCTCCTCCAAGTCATCGTCGAACCATCGAACTGCCACACATCACCGTTGGCGGTATTCAAATACATATCCTTGTCCTGTGGCGCGATTGGGTCGCCAGCGCCGGTCAGCCAGACGAATCCGCGTTGGCCTTGCTTGCCCTGTTCGCCTTGAGCGCCTTGTGTTGGACTGCCTCTGCGAACAATCGGCACCAATGGGCCAGCCGGTGGCGCGGTCGTGCCGCTGAACCACAAACTGCCTCGTTGACCGGCTGCGCCGACCGCTCCTGGTGGGCCAGTTGGGCCAGCAACCGGCAGGATGATCGGTGGCGCTTGTTTGACCTTGGTCGGCGTGGCAAAGATGTTGTTGGCCGTGTATGGCTTGTTGGTGCCAAAAATAACGTTCCTCATCTTCAGCTGTAGGTTGACGATGAGATGGCCGCTTAACACATCGGATTCGAAGGTGATGTTGACCACTTCCACTCTTGGCTCCCAAAAATGGAGCGCGTCAAGGATGGCTATGGTTGCCTCGGATGCGCGGTCTATCGGCAAGTCAACGATGCGCTGGTCAACGCCAAGTGTCCGTTCCAAGGCAGCTGAGAACATCGGCGTGGCCAAGATGGTCTTAACATTCTGAAATAGCTCCTTGTAGCTGATGGCACCGAAGTCGATGACCTCAAAGCTGACCATGTTGAGTGGAATACCATCGGCATCGAAAAACTGGACACGCCAGTTGGCTCCATACTGTGCTGTCCCTGCGTAGTCGTTGGCGAGTGTCTGTGGCATGACCGTGATATTGAATTCAATATGATGGTTCTACAAGCCTCCTCCTCCAAAGCCTGGGATGCCAAGGCTACTCATCACGTCACCTTCCACGAATGGTATGTATTCCTTGAAGCTGGCGTGTAACTCTACTGCGAGCAGTTGGCCTGGTGGCAGCCAGTGCTTTTGATGTTCGGACAAGTCCTCGATGACGAACAAACTCAGTCCTGGGCCAAGTGGCTTGCCCCCCACTATGAGTGGCGCGGCTATCGCGTTCTCATTGTAGAAATGCCATTGCGCCAAGAGCGGGTTTGGGTCGCCGCACCAGCTGGCGTCCAAGGTGAGGCTCATCTCAATCTCAACTAGGTCTGGCCCAGCATATTCCAAGAGTGGCTTGCGAAGGTGAACCATGTGAGCGCCCAGCCGCGCCTTGTAGCGCCGGTCTATCTCATAGAACGTATGAATGCGTCCGGTCGCACGACCGAAGATGATTGAGCCATAAACTCCTTCAACCATGTTAGCAACAGCCTTTCTCTTCAGTTGATGGCGGTGGCGCGGTCTGACCGTCCAACGCAGCCAAACGCTGTTCAATAGCAGCAAGACGTTCTTCCAACGCGCCTTGCGCCAAGCCGCACGAAGCGTGTGGGCCATCGGCTGCGGTATGGATGCCTGTCGTGGTCATACCGCCGGTGTGTTGTATGTCGGCTTGAATGATTAGCTTGGTGGCCTTGAGAGTGATGTTGCCTTGGCTGTCAATCTCGGCATCCTTCACAAACTTGAGCAGCGCACCACCTTGGTTGTCCCAATTAACATCGCCTTTCAGCTTGTTGGTTTCGGTGCCGCTGTTAGCGTCGAATTGCTTGGTTGAGCCATCGTCATAAATGCAATAGTCCAGCATCGGGTCGATGACAGGTGGTGGGTTGGCGGTCGTGAAGAAACTGCCGGTGACTAGGTAGCTGCTGAGACCATTAGCCATCTTCTGGACGCACACCATGTCGCCTACTCGTGGGACAGCAAAACTCTTCTTGGCCTGGGATGCGACTTGGAGCACCGGAATTGGCTTGGTAATGAGTGGTTGCCCTTTGTGGTCAACGCGGTCGGGATAAATGACGCGCACGTTGGCTTGTGTCTCGTTCACTTCCACCTTGGACACGTAGCCTATGGACACGGCATTCTGGAAACGGTTGTCGTGGCCTTTCGTGTAATCGGTGTCAGCCAGTAGGTTCTTTCTTCGTGCCATAATCAGTAGCCCTCCAAACAACGTCTGATACTCAGCTTGGTGTCATACATTGGGCCAACGCTATGCGTAGCCGATTGAATGAACCATTTGCCATCGAACTGACCACAGCCTTGTAACAGGAACGTCATGCCTGATGCGATGAGTGGGTTGCCAATGGCCATATCCACGCTGGCGCTCTCCTTGTCCTTGTTAGCGTCACGCAACTCTGACTTGGCTCTGCGTTGTCCCTTGGCGTTGCCTCCTGCGCCTTTGCCTGCGTTGGCGTCAGGGTTGTTGGCGTCCCAATCCACCAAGCCACCTGCGCCAGCACGCGGCACTAACAACAAGCCGCCGTTGCCGCCACCTTCATCGGGGTCGTAAGCAGGGTCATCAATTAACTCGGTGCCGTAGTCGGGAGCATCCTCGTCATCTGTCTCTGCCTCCTGCTTGGTCAAACGTCCTGTCTCTGGATTGAGATATTTCAGGCCAACCTTCTTCTTGCTGTCCGTGACCTTGAGCGAGAAATGACCGGCGCTCATCCTGTAACAACTCATTCCAGCGGTCGCCGGAACATTGCCATAGACAAGCGTGAAACTAGGTGCCTGTGCTTCCAAGTCCTCTTCGTCAAACACGACTATTGAATTGCGATGAACCTTGATAGCCAGCTTGGCTTCGTTGGCGCGTTTCTTAATGTAACACAGGCCGCTTTCCTCGGTCTGCTCGGTGCGCTTGTATTTGGGATTGTAGTTGGCTTGCCAATCCACCAGCATACCGTTCTCACTTGCGATCTGATTTGTTATGTCCTCAAGTGAAGTGTCCTCCCATCCACGTGTCTCGTTGCCTCCTTTAATACGCTGGTCAGTTGGGATGGAACTAGCCTTGATGCTGACGGTGTGCTGCGGCAACTCAAAGTCAACGGTGTCAATCCAAAACCGGCCACAGTCCAGCTTGAGTGTCGCTGCGTTAGGCGCAAACCATCGCTCGCACAGGATGGACACGTCCATGAACACGCCTGGGTCTGGCATCCAATCGTTGATGAATCGCCGGTCGCGGTCGGCCAACTGTAGCTGTAGGTCATCGGCTTTCTCGCCATCGCAGTTGTCCGTGTAGGTCATGTTGAGAAAGTAAGGCGCAAGGCTGCTGTAATAATCCTCACCGTTGAGGATGATTTCTGGCCGCGCAACTCTGACTTGGGTTATCATAAAAGCGTCATATTGAATTCAATATCACGGTCTGACGGCTTTCTAGGATGCCCCGCGCCGTGCCGACGTTGGCCGCTATTGAGTTTTAATACCGTGGGTGGGTCTTTCCTCATGGTGCGGTTACAATTGAGGCTTTCTTCCAAGGCACTAGTGGTATCTCGGTCTTGACCGGAACATCAGGCACGTTCACAACCACGCCAGCCGGAAAGTGGCAAATGTCTCGCAGCTGATAGTTGGCCTCAATCAGCTTGTGCATCAGGTGGTCATCGCCGCGACGCATCCCATACATTCGCAGCGCGATCAAGTCCCACCAATCGCCTTGGGTTGAAATATAGATGCGCGGATAACTTGGCTCAGGTATCGGCAACGGTGTCGCTATTATGTTCGACAGCGCGATCTGGCTTGGCCCACCTTGAAAGACCGGTGGCTGAGGCGATGGGACACGTGGTTCAATAGCCGGATTCATATGACAACCTTCGTTCCTGATGCTGCGCCAGCTTGAAGTCTCGGATAAAATCGTCAGCCAACTCACGCAGCCGCTTGTCCATTGCCCGTTGTTGCTCGTCACTTGCGCCACCGTGGACAGTGACGTTGGGCGAGAAGTTGACGTGAGTCCCACCTGTGTAGGTCGCCGCAGCGCGTTCACCAATCCACTTGCCAGCCATACGCAACAAGCCACCAGCGCCAAAGGCAGTAGCAAATTGGCCAGCGCCGGACATGCCGTATGGCTCAGGCACTTCTCCTCCCGCTGCCTGTGGGATGACGCCTTTGCCTCCGAAAGTGAGATAGCCGCCAGCGCCTCCCATCATCCAAGGTGGAACGTAGAAACGTCCGTGGACAGCTTCTCTCGCATACTCCAACAACTGTGCAGCACGCGACTTGTGACCTTCCAATGGGATGACAGCTTCTTTTCCGGCTTCGCCGATGTTAGCCAAGATGGACTTGTCAACGATACCGCCAGCTTGCATTTGAGGCACCGCAGCCTCAGCCGTGGGAACGTTAGCGCCAGCTGGTGCGCTAGGCATGACAACTTGTGGCGCATAGATAGGTGGCGGCTGTTTGCCGAAGGCAGCCATTAACTCCTCCCACGCTCTCTTGGTATCGGTGATTGGCTGTAGGACAGAATTGAGGATGGCGTCACCGATCTGCTGATTGACTTCCAGCGTCTTGTTCAAGCCGCTCGTGAATACGGCGTCTGCCTTCTGATAGGCAGCAACGGTGGTATCCCAAGCGCCAGCCCAACCAAGACGCTTCGGCTTCTCGCCTTCCTGTAGTTGGGCGTTGGCTGCGGCTGTTTTCTCCTCCAAGTCCTTTAGTTGCTGGATGGTTTGAGGCATAGCTTCACCGGCCAGCTTGCGCTCCATCCAGATGCCAGCACTCTTCACACCTATGCCAAACTCGCCGAAGTCGCGTTTGACCTGATTCAGCCAGAGAGACAACTGATGTAACTCCTCGGCAAAGTCCCGAATTGAGCCAGCTATGTCCTTGATGACAGCAACCGATATTGTCCCAAGTATCTCGCCGAAACTCTTGCCTTGCGGAACAGCCAGCCCAAGAGCATCGGCCAACTCCTTGAGTGGTATCGCTAGACCGCTGAACGCATCCTTCAACTCCTGCCATGCAGCGACAGCCGGTGGCGTTTTCATGTAGTCGATGAAGATTTTGAACTGATCGGCAGCCCACTTGATACCTGCGCCTATGGCTCTCATGGTTCCAAGAAGCACCGGCTTGAGTGCTGGCAAGGCTTCTCGCCACGCATCGGCTATGTCAGCCATGACAGGCAACATCTCCTTGCCCAAGTCCTGAGACAGTTGGTGGATTGCCTTCTGGAACTCCACGATGCGGCCAGTTGGTGTTAGGCGCTCCGCAGCTGCGCGGCCAGCCGACAGCTTCTGGTAGATGCCGAGCAACCTCTTGTGCGCTTGTTCGATCTGTCCTGCCTTGGCGAGTGAAGCAAACTCCTTGGCCTCATTCTTACTGAGATACACGCCATACTTCTCAAGACCTTTGACCTGGCCTTTCATAATGGCGCGACCGTGAGCCTCAGCCAATCCAAGCGCATCCTCTTCGGTGGCACGCGCTCCTTTGGAAAAGGCCAGTTGGTCGGCCATAATGGCGCTGGCATCTGACAACCGTTTAGGCGACAGCTTATACAGCGCCATCTGGGCGGTCATCGTATCCAGAATGTCGCCGCTGAACACCTGTTGTTTGGACAACTGCTCGTTGTGATCTTGGAGCAGCTTGGTTTGCTGCACGCCAATATCCATCCCCAACTTGCGCATCTTGGCGTTGGCCATCAGAGCGCCGGTGAGTTTCTTGGTGCGCTGTTCGGCTTCCTCAGCCTGTTGAACAGCCTCCCCAAAGATTTTCTTGAACAACCCGCCGATGGCGAAGCCAGCGAATATGCTTCCAAGTCCCAGGAAGCCAAGTGCCAGACCTTTGACAACGCTCATCGCGGTCTTAGCGGCCATCGCCAGACCTTTGAGCCTCGCCTGTGCTCTGGCCATCGTGCTGTTGAACGTTCCAAGCAGCCTCGCGCCAATGCTGAATATGGCTATGTATTCGCGCTTGCCTTCGGCCAAGTGTTCCTCACCTCCTTTGTTTGCGCTCTAACGCATCGTGTTCCTTCTGTAGTTGGTCAGCTACTTCGAACATATACTGTAACAACTCCGCAATAGGCAGCTCCATCCAGTAGTTGACGCCGCCACCTGTGTGACGCGCCAGTTGAACAGCCACCGACCTTAACAGGCCGGTTATGCTTTCTCCTCTTCCGGCGAGCCGCCAGAGGCTTTTAGGGCAGCTGTCCTTACCGCATTGTAAATCCTCCCAGGTAGTTTGAGGATTAGCCCAATGGGAACATCTGCCGCCTGTGCCGCGATAAGACAGCTATACAACTGCTTTATGTCGGGCAAGACTAACTCGTTGCGGTCGGCACGATACAGCCGGTTGAAGTCGCGCTCTGCTCGCTGGAAGTCCTTGCCCACCAGCTTCTCAAAGTCGAGCACTAGCTCAGAATACTTCTTGCCATCATACTCGACAGGTGGGTCAAGGACAACATGGAGAGGAGGCAACGCCGGTTCCACGGCCAACTCACGATAGGCTTTTGTCTCTTCATTGGCATCCTCGATTGCTTCTTGAGGCAGCCGGTTAAAGCCGGTTGTCTCAGTTACTTCTGCTTGATCGTTGTCAGTAGGTTGTTTCATCCCATACCGTTATATTGAATTCAATATCGCGGTCAACTCACAAACCAATCAGCTGTCGAATCCGGCGACCGTAGTCAACCAGCGTGTTGCCATTCCACCAGCGACAAACCGCATTCTCCTTGTCTATCTCCAACAGGATACGGTCGTCACGCAACGCTCTCAGGCTGATTAACTCATACTCAGTGACGCTCTCGCCTTTGGTGCCCACTTCCAACTTGCCCAAGTTGAACACCTTGGGCGCTGTGCCCATGACAAAGCGCCAGCCTTCGTGAATGATCTTGTGCGCTCCTGGGTCATCCTGTTGCATGGCTGCCCACGCATCCAACACCGACTTCTCCTGTAACGTAGCAACAACCATATCGTCAACCGGCGTGAGCCAGTTCAAGGTGACGGACATAGCTTGGAAGTGACATTGCACCGGCATATCTATCTCGCCGAAGATGCCGCTGCCTTTGAGTGAGTCAGTTATGTTTTGCAGGTTGGGCAGGGTAACATCGGCAATGCCGATCAGCCGCCGACCATCCTTGAAGATGCTGTAGTTGGCTACCAAGTTTGGTATTCTCATTTTGTAACGCTCCTATGTTGATGTGTTGGTTTTGTTACGCTGCCTCCTCGGTTTCGAACAGGGTCTGGATGTATGGCACCCAATACTCGATTCGGAAGTCCAGCCATTCAGCTGGTGTTGGAACGGCGATGTAGATGTGAAAGACGTAGTGGCCGTTGAGTATCTCGGTCGTTGGGTTCTCATCGTGCCTAAACTCGATGCGAGCGCCCAACAAGGCTTCTTGGTTGGACAAGCCATCTAGCCACAGCTGGATGCTGTTCACAATGGAATCAATCAAGCGCCTGTTACCTGGCTCATCCACCTTCTGCCAGATGGTCAGGACAACCGTGTTACCAACATAGTCGAACATACGCCTCACAGGGATGAACATATCCTTCACGTCGCTGTTGGCCGGATACGCTGCGGTGCGGTTGCCCCACGACCGCCAGCCGCCGATGAAGTTGAGCGCACTAACAACTCCTTGGCTGTTGAGCATATTGGCGTCCAGCAGGTTCAAATCAATCTCAGTGCCATCCTCGGTGATGAGAGCGTTCATCTTGAGATTCTTGTTACTTGGCGAGCAGTAGGGCAAACCGCCACCTCTGTAAGCGTCTGTCCACTGTAACAACGCGCCTTGCTGGCAAGCGAAATTCCAGACCTTTTGCTGCGTTGCGCCTTTCAGCGCCGGTTTGCCAAACAGCAACTCCTGTCGTGGGAACACGATGTTGTTGCTCTGTTTCCAAGTGAACACGTCCTGCGCTTTCTTCACGTTGGTCGTATCCACGTCGATGAGACAGGTGCAAGCAAAGCAGCCGTTGATGCTTTCGCTCTTGGCCTCCATCACGGCAGCAACAAGCGGGTCTTTGCTAAACTTCGGACAGATGATGACACCTGGGACACGCGCTGTCTTGGGAAACACGTCCTCAATGCACTCCAAGCCAGACTTCTTGCCTGTTGATATGTCGATGCCTCCGATGATGTCATCGCTTGTGATGGCCGTGGTTCCTGGCTTGTCGCCTTCCAGAGTGAGCGTGGCGGTATCGGATGCGATTGCGCCGGTAGCTAGCCGCGTGATGATCGTGGTATTGGTCTTGGACAAGGACAAGATGTAGTCGGTGTCCTTCACGTAGGTGATGGTGGCCGCTTGATCTTTGACCACGATAGTCCAAGCAATTAACTCCTCGCCGGAATCCACTTGACCTTTGACCAAGGTGACTGTCTTGCCGGTAAGTGGCGTTGCTCCCACGGTCGGGTCATTGACCGCTACATACACGACAGGGAACATTCCAAACTCGACAAACAAAGCATCCATGTGCTCGCAAATGTCATAGGTGTCCCAGTCATCGCTGTAGCCTAACTCCATCACCGCATCTTCGTATCGGTTGTAGATGCGTGGCACGTTGATGTAGTCCTTGCCGTTTTCGGTTAGGTGCAAAGGGGCTGAACCAAAGACTACGTTCATCCCAGGATACGCTGGGACAGGACTAATTACTGAAGTTGGAACGTCAGTCCAGCTGACGCCGTGCGGAAATGGGCCAAGATTAGGCATGTTGTGTTATGGTTACTCCGGTTGATGGTTCTTTCTTCTGTTTGACTTGGTTAGCAAGCCATTTTTCTACTTCGTGATAAAGGGCAACATACTTGCCTGTGGTGCCTCGCATATTGCGAGCAAGGTCAAAATTCAACTCACGTCTTATGATAGCGCACTCGGTTACAGGCACGAACAACTCTCCAAGTGCGCGACAGTCCTTGATGGCTCGGTCGAAGCTAGGATGAATGATGCCGTGCTTGAACAGAGCGCCGTATTGTAGGCCAAGCTGCGGTATCATTGGGCCAAGATAGATGCTGGCGTGTTTGTTTTTCTTTTTCATTGCCAAGGTGCTGCCTCAAATTCGCCGATGTAAGGATAGCCAAGCTGACGGTCTGGCAGCGGTCGGCCAGCTGGCAGGTGCCAAGTGGTTGTTAGCTCGGAGCAAAAGTGTGGGAAGGTGTCTGCCTCGGTCAGCTTCCAATCCATAGGCAGGACAAGTGGGTATGCCTCGTCAAGCGCAGCCCAACCATAGCTGGTGAGCGCGATGGCAAGTGCCTCTGTTATGTTCAAGCAGTCCTGGTAGCCAGAGCCATCTGGATTCTCGTCATACATATTGACGAAAATGCGAACACTCACTGCGGTAACAAAGCTGGAACGATCGCGCTCTATGCGAGCAGCCACGGCTTGAACAATGATGTTTGGGAAGTCGGACAGCTTGTCCAAGGCTATCTCGCCGGTCACGGTGCGCGGTATCCGGCCACGGACAACTCGTGGCGGCACCTTGAGCGCCAAGGTCTGAGCACGCTCATCAGGGTCATACATCACTGGCGGCTGGTCAGGGTCAAGCACGATGGGTGGCTGTGGCGCGGTCGCTTGCGACAAGTTGAGCGTTGGGTTGTCGAAACGGTAAGCATCCACGATGTGAGTGATGAACTTCACAAGCGAGACTTCCAAGTCATAGGCGCTCTTGGGTCTGACGTGAACATCCTCTTCTGGCGTTGTAACAACAGGTGGACTTCTCATTACTTGCCTCCTGCGCTAGCTAGCACACGTTTAATCTCGTGGTCAATACGTTTGTCCAACGTGTCTCCCATCGCCTGATTAGCAGCTGGGCCAACGGCTGGCTGTGAAGCCATGATGGCTGCGCCGATGGTCAGAAGCCGCTTGATTGGTAGCCGCTCTGGGCCAACTCGCCGGAATGACATAAGGTTCCAGCGAAAGCCGCCACCTATTTCGCCGCCACCACCGCGTTTAACTTGGGCGAACAACGGTCTGCCTTTGAAGCCGCCTTTGACGAAAAACTTGTCCAACACCAGCATAGAACTGGATACGACAAGCTGGCCGCCCAAAGTGCCTCGTGTAGCGCCATCCTTGTGAATGGCTATGTCGCTGGCCTTGATTAGATACTCCTTGCGTATCTCACGCTTGACTACGGTCTTGCCACTGTCCAGCGCCCGATTGATAGCTGGCACAAGCGCCTTGGGCACACCATTCTTGATCTGTCCAAGCGCCTTGGTCAGCTTGTTCATCTGCGCTGTATTAATCGTGAGCGCGACCATTAGTTGCCTCCGTAGTAAGCCGGTTGCGACCGTGTGCTGCTTAGCGTCATCATCCAGACACCTTCTTCATCCCAACACTCAATGACTTCCAACGGCTTGTTGGCAGGTGAATATATTAACTCTCCTGCCAACGGTCGCCGTGGTAAATCCTCGTGCATGATATACAGCAACTGATCGCCTTGATAGACGCCCATGCGCGTGACAGCCAACCGTTTCAGCTGGTCGGTGTCATGTATCACGACCGCTTGGAACACCTTGAAGCCGCCTTGCGCGTTGGCAATGCGAAACTCCTCGGTTGTAGCGTGCTCATCTGTTCTGAAGAACACACTCTTGCGGTCGGCATACATTTGTTCGCGCAGACTCATTTCACGAATTGATAGGCTAGCGTGGCGAAGAAAAGACCGGCAAGCAGCCAGTTGGGCTGGGCGCGTCCAATACAAGGATAGAACGCGCCGATGCCGAAACAAATCACCGCCAGCAGCCAACATATTTTGTTAGCGTTCATAGCGTGTTAGACCGTGATATTGAATTCAATATGACGGTCGGTTACTTGTTTGCCCTCCGGTGTTTCTTGATGGCCTTGATGATGTCATCCTTGCGGTGAGCACCTTCCAAGTCCACGCCTTCACTCTCGGCTGTTTCCTTCAACTCATCCACCGTGTATTCGTCCAAGCTGGCCTCCCCAGCTGGCTCGCCGTTTTCCTCATCGCCTTCCTTAGCGAACATAGGCTCATCCATGAATGGCCCAGCGCCACCAGTCAAGGCTTCCACGATGCGGAAACCAAGAATGTCGGCTGGCATCGGAAGTGGACAGCTTGTTAGCCTGTAGAACAGGTTGCCATCCTCCTCATCGCCGTAAACAAACGGGATGCGGCTGGTCTGGTATGTAACATACCGTTTCGCCTTCACGTCCTCCAACTGCGTGAACGCACCATACACGATCTTGTTCTGGACGTTGGTTGACGCCAAGACCACGATTGGGTCGGGCATCATGGCAAACAGCGTGCCAGCATCATCCTCAAAATACTCGGCATAACTGTAGCACTCCAAGCCAGGGACAGTGGCGAATCGGACAACTGCTTGATCTTGGATGATCGGAGCGATGTTGCCCAACTCATACCGGCGATTGTCAAGGTAAGTCTTGACCTGGTTGTTGGCAATGAACGCTGCCTTGGCTGCGTTGCCAAACAGCGCCACGTTGGGGCTGATGCCGCTGAATTTGATGGTATTCAGCCGCGCACGCTCCAAGTCGGCCAGCGGGTCACTGCCTGTTTGCGTGTCCCACTTCACGGCAACCGTTTCGTGGTTGTTGGTGTTGGCCGGTGGCACGCCATACTCAAGGTAGTTGATGTTCATTGCGTAGCCGGTATCGGCGGTCACGTTGATGCTACCGTTGACCATCACTTGGCGGCACATCCACTCTTCTCTGCGAGTGATGGCGTCATCCAAGAAGATGCTGTCCTCAGCTAACAACTCCGCTGCGCGGTCGGCTGCGGTGCTACCTTCATAGATGGTTTCACCGAACATCCTTGGCTCCAAGTCAGGAACACGCAACGCTCGCACAGGAGCAATGCGTGGCGCTCTGAAGAAGCGTGTCTCAAAGCCGCTGCGCTCCATCAGCTTGCCTCCAACGAGTGGGGCAACAAACGGTGCCATCTTCCGGCGACCACGCCTGAAATCAAATTCCACCACGGCTGTAGGTGGAAACTCGCGGCCACCAAAGAAGGTGTCCCGCAAGAAGGTGTGGACAAGTGGGCCAGCATCGAACGCTTCCAACAGCGTCCTTGGCTCATAGTTAGGGTCTGTGTTCATGGTTTGTTGTTATCCTTTCGGTTGGTTGACCATTGTTACGGCGAGAAAGCGCCTGTTGGGACGGTATCGAACAACAAGATGTTCACGTCCCTCAAACGTGTTATCGCAGCCGCACTCAAAGGAGTGGGACTTGCGCCTTGTGACCACGCATTAGCGTAGTGGACGTTGCGTTTGTCGAACGAGCCAGACAGCGCGACAGCCACCGAAGTCGGTGAGCCAGTCTCTTGTGGGTCGGGCAAGTCAACGATGATACCACCTAGAGCAGCGTCATCAGCGGCAAGCGCCGGTAACACGCCATCCAGCGTGGCATTGAATTTCACCAGATAGCCAGGTTGCATCTTGGCGATGACTTCTGGCGCGGCATCGGTGAATGGGTAACGTGCTACAACCCAGTCAGGATCACCTTCGTGGGCGAGCAGATTGATAGGATAGAAGGCACCTTTGATTGACATGGTGTTATATTCCTTTCGTTGGTTGTTGGTTGTTTAACTGCGGCTAATTCGCACGCGCTTTTTCAGACGTGCCTGCACCTTGTCCTTCACTAAGGTGCCAAAGCCTTGCTTGCCATCCGCACCGTCACTCGGTGGGATACCATTGAGCGCCGACGCATCCGTGCGCCGTGCCTGTTGTGTCGCTACCTTGTCCATCGCCGCCATAACGTCCTTGATAACGTCAGTGACTTGGCGGCCATCCTTGATAGCTGCCGTGATGATGGCGTGGGTAGCTGGCCGGTCTAGGTCGAGCAGCGCCGATACACGGGCACGCTCAACTGCTATCGCTGCGTCAGATGGCTCAGACGATGGCTTGGTTGCCGGTGCTGCCACAGCTGGATTCGGCTCCTCCTTGGCCGGTGGCGCGGGTGTTTCCTCCTTGGCTGGTGGTGTTGGCGTTTCCTTCTCGCCGCCACCATTGCCGTTTTCTTCTTCTTTCTCTTCTTCTGCGTTGGCTGTTACTTTTCTTTTCATTTGTGTTTTGGTTTCGGTTGTTGGTTTGGCGATAAACGCCGGAATGTTATGAAATCTGGATAAGTCAAACTCGGTGCCGTTGAAGATGGCTCTGTTACTGGACACCATCGCAGCTGCCTTGACAACGCCACGCACTTCATCGGCAAAGCCGTTCTCAACCGCTTGGTGCGCGGTGAACCAAGTCTCTTCGGCCAGCCAGTTGTGAATGTCCTCGCGTTGTTGGCCGGTGCGCTTGGCGTAAACGTTCACCATAGATTCAGTCATCGAATCCAAGGCAGCAATCATCTTGCGCATATCATCGGCATTGCCCATGACAATACCGCTTGGCAGGTGAATCATCATGTTGGCGTTGGCGCGAATGTAAATCTTGTGACCAACCATAGCCACGATGGTAGCTGCGCTGGCAACCAAGCCATCGACATACACCACCTTCTCGCTGCGATGGTCAGCCAGCCGCGAATACATAGCTTGCGCCTCGCTAAGTGAACCACCTGGGCTGTTGATATGTATGTCCAGCCGCTTAACGCTGGTGGGCAGCTTGGCAAGGTCACGTGCGAATGCCTTGGCACTGACCTCGCCTAGCTCCTCCCAATCGCCGATGGCGGCAAAGATTAACAACTCAGCTGCGGTAGGCTCATCACCTGCCTCACAACGGAAACGGTAAAACTCTTGGTTCATCGTTCGAATCTCCCTGATAGACCGCTTGCTAGTGCGGTGCGGTTGTTTCTGCGACGTGCCTTGGCCGGTGGCTTGGGTATCGGTGGCTTGGGCGTGGGTGTAGCCGGTGCTGGCGCAGCTGGGGCTGGCTTGGCCGGTGTCGTGCCGAATCCCACGCCGCCACCACTTGGGCGATATGGCGGGTAGATGAGACCAGCTTCTTCATACTCCATCTGCTCTAGCGACTGTTGCCTGATGTTGTCGCGGTAGTTGCTGCCATTCAACTCCGCACTCTCACGTTCGATGGTTGAGAAGCCGCACTTCACCTTTTGATCGGCTGCGGCCACTTCTTTCTGCGGGTCAAGGCTTCCGGCGCTTGAACCTGTCCAGATGCAGCGCAGCATCGCCTTGCGAACAAACGGGTCATCCCATCCTCCTTGGAACAACTCGATGCGCCCAAGACCGATTGCATCAGCCATCCACTCCTCATAGGCTGGCTGGCAAAACTGAGTTATCAACTGAGCACGAAACTTTCGAACACGTTTCCAGAAGTCTAACAACGCAGCCCGACTTGCGCTGTAGCTGGCGTTGTATTGTTTCAACAGGACTTCGTAAGGCATCCCAAGCGCAGCGCCGATAAACTTGGCGACTGAGATGGTAAACTCGCCAAAGGTTGACTGCGGCTGAGTGGGTGAGGCGAAGTTAACAGCGTGTCCTGGCCGCATGAAATTGACGATGCCTGGGCCAAGCTGAACGTTATACGGATTCAGGTTTGTTATCTCCTTCTTCTGCTCCTCGGTCAGCAATGAGTCAAAGATGCCTGGGTCTGGAAACTCGCTTGTTATGAACGCAGTGAAGTAGCTCTGTATCACAGCGCCAATGACTGTGGCGTCCGTGTAGCGCCCCATCTGTTTGAGTAGCTCAAGGCAGACAGCTAGGATTGGCACGCCTCTGCGCTGCTCTGGACGCTCAGGCTTAATGAGCAGCACCATGTTTCTGCGGTTTGTTATAGCGCCAAATGGTTCGATGCGGAACGTCTTGACCGGCAGCCGCGCACGTATCTTGGTTGTAGCCAGCGGGTGGCGGTCGGCCACGTGGTAGGCTAACAACTCGCCTTCGTCAGTTAGCTCCACGCCGTTGAAGATGTTGAGTGTCGGGTCAGGGACAGGTGGACTCACGATGCGGTCAGCTTCCAAGACGCGCAGCTTGAACTCATACAAACAGCCTTTCCGCGACTTGAGCGGGAACAGGACAGGGCAATCGCCGGAGAGCAGCATGGACTTGAACGCGACCGATTGGATGGTGTAG